GGCCTTGTTAGCGAAGAAGTTTTCAGGAATACACGTTAGGAGACAATCATGGCAAAAATGGAAAGCGCCGTAGGGCCTGAGGTCCTGCGCGAAGCTCTTGAGCAGTTTCACGACACTAATGCCTCCCTTGGGGCGGCCAGTTTGCGCGAGGCCGACAGGGCACGTTTGGCTTCGCTTATCGTAAAGTGGTCGCCATATCTGGGCGAAGCGGTGAAGGTTGGAGACCGTGTTTACAATATGCACAAGATTCCAACCCGGCTGTGGCCAATGATGGCGCAGATGCTAGAGAATCAGGTCATCGCCAACCCGCCGCCGAAGAATATGTTTGAGGCAACAACCAAGTCGGTGTTGTCTCTGCCCTCTGAGTTTACGCTTCCTATCATCAGGGAGGTTTTCCCCTCTCTGATTATGAACAATATCTGCTCCATTCAGCCTATGCCTGCTCAGTCTGGCGGCGTAATGAACGTCTACTGGCTTAAGACGTACCGCGAGAGCGATTCGCCGGAAGTCCAAATGACAACCGCCGACTCTGCCTATGCCTACAGGGCCGAGGCTGAGGTTCCCAAGAAGACGCGCATGAAGATTAGCAGCACGTCCATTACGGCAACGAAGGATATCCTGAACTGCGAATGGACGACCGAAGCAGAAGAGGACCTCCGTGGTACTCTTGGACTGGACATCGGGTCTGAAATGCTGACCGCTAATGCGCAGGAAATCCTTAGGGAAATCGAACAGCGAGTGCTCCAGGATATTGAGAACGGCGCTGGCGCAGGGAACGTAGACTGGCACTACACTCTCGGGTCTGGTTATCTAGCGAAGGAATGGTATGAGACCCTATTCCATGCAGTTATCGACGCGGAAGCCCTGATTCGTACTAACCGCAAGCGCGGTGCGAACTATATCATCGCTGGGTCTACAGCAGTAACGTACTTTATGAAGGCCAACTCCTTTGTAATGACGGATGCTATTGGCCCGACGATTGAGGGGCCTCTTCCTTCTGGTGTTAAGTTCGAGGGCCGGGTGAATAACAGATGGGACTTGTACTCGTCTGACTATATCACCGCCACCAAAGCCATCGTTTCTTACTATCCCGAAGGAATGCTTCACGCCGGGTACATCTGGTCGCCGTATATCCCGCTTATGCCCATGCCGTTGACGTATGGCTCCAGCTCGGATTATGACGACGCGACGCTTCCTGGCGCTGTGGTAAACAATGACAGTTGGAATCGCAATATCCGCACCCGCAACGGTCGGTATCTTTGCGAGCCTAATATGTTTGCCACTATCACTATCTCATCCTAAGCAGTATAATAGAGGCGAGGGGCCGGGTTGCCCCTCGCCTCAAACACTGGAGGAGATGAGTGCAAGTTCGAAATCACATGGGAGTGGTTCAGGTAGTCGAGGGCCATCGCTTGCCGCCGAACAGGTGGCTGAAAGTGCCGTCGGAACTACCGCTAGAAGTGGCCATGGAAGCCCTGCGGCTGCGTCATGTGGATATCCGTCCCGCAGACGAAGGCTCCGCAGGACTTTTTTGGATGAGCGCGCTATCACAGGGAGATGGCTACGGTACAGCAGCCGAGAACTTTTTACTAGACTTGCGTCACATGGTATGTCCCATCGTTGTGCGAGACTGTTGGTTTCGCTTAGACGAGGGCCTGGACGCTTACACACTTGAGCGATTGCGCGAGCCGGTTACCGTCCTCCCTGAGCGCGGCCTCTGCATGGCAACACCAGGGGAGTTCAGAAAACTCCCGACAAAGTATCGAGTCGGATTCACAATGTATGAGTCCGACGACCCGCTTAAGCTCCATCCCGAGTGGGCCTATGAAGCGCAGTTTGTAGACAAAATCGTAGTTCCTTCGACATATTCGAAGGACGTTTTCTCGCAGTTCTATAAGGGGCCAATACAGGTATGTGACCTGATAGTTCACAAAGACTTTCGAACGGCCCGGTTGCGAGAAGAGCATAGCACTTTTACATTCGTAACATATGGGACACTGAATGGCAGAAAGAGTCCTCTTGAGACCATCCTGGCATTCGAGGCGGCGTTTCCGATTGAGCGTTATCCGGACGTGCGCCTGGAACTCAAGACGAGAGGCGCAATATTTGGTGGCACGAAGGGCCATATCCCCACGATGCAGGACGCGCGGGTCAAAATCATAGACGCGACGTGGGGACGGCAGGCGCTAATAGACTGGCTACATAAGGCCGATTGTATGGTCTTTTGTACTAAGGGCGAGGGCTATGGGATGCCGCCAAGAGAAGCGATTTGCACTGGGCTTCCTACCATCTTCGCCAACCACACCGGAATGACCGACTTGGCAGAGTACGGTTATCCTATCTCTACCTATAAGACAGAAGACTCTCCCATCGGTGGATTGTGGCGCATCCCAGACTGGGAAGAACTGGCCAATCAGATGCGGTACGTGTACGAAGACCGAGAGAAAGTGCGCCAGCTGGCAGTTGCTGACGCGCTTGCCTATATTCAGAACAAGACCAGCGCAGCAGAGCGGTTGCTCGACATAATCAACGGCACTGCTCGTTACGCGCCTTCCGTGCTGGCGGGCGAGACAGACCACACGTTTTTCTACGAGAGGATTAGAGAGCGTCTCTCAAGGGGGCGGATTCTCTGCATCGGGAATGGCGGCGTTGCGGAGCTAGGGTCTATGGGATATGAAGTCTTTGTAACCAATGCCGTCCCGCTCACCGTGGCAAAAGACAATATGCCAAGAGTAGACCTGATTGTCTGCCAAAACGAACTGCAGAAGTATTACCACGAAGAGATTCGCCGGATGTTTCGCAACTGGCTGGAGATTGCGCCCATTTTCTTTACGGTCCCTACGGCCCTGGCGGAATGGCCCGAGCCAAACGCTTATCTGCGGCAGCGCGGTGAGTGGATGGAGATTGTAAAGGGAATGCATTGCCCGCTGCAATACTACAATGACAAGAAGAACCTGATGGGCATTGTCCTTGGGAGCCACCCAGACCAGCAGCCCATGCGCACTGGAATATATCTCAATGGCGTATGGCAGCCGGACCAGATGGAATGATAGCCCTGAATATGATTGTGCTAAACGAAGAAGAGCGGCTGGGCAAACTGCTCGCCTATCTATCACATTATGTTGATGAGATGGTTATTTTGGTGGACGACAGGACCACCGACCGCTCTTTCGAAATAGCCAGGGGCTTTACGGACAAAGTTGATAGGTTTGCTCTAAACATGGACTTTGCGGCGGCGAGGAATAAATGCATCAGCCGCAGTTCTGCCCAGTGGATTCTACAAGTGGACGCCGACGAGTGGCCGCAGCCCGAACTCCTACAATATTTTAGGGACATCGACAAAGCCAATAGCCCAGGGGTTCATGGCGTAATATCTATTCACGATAATCGCATAGACGGAGTTCCTGTGCCTCGGCACGAGAGAGAGCAGCACTTGCGGTTCTTCCGAAGCAACTACTTGTACAAGGGCAGGCTGCACGAGATACCAGATATCCCTTGGAAGAAAATCGTGTATGCGCCGACAGACTATCTGATTCTTCATCACAAAACAGGGGCAAGACAAGAGATGCAGAACAAGCGATACGCACAGTGGCCGGAGCAACCATGCGAGTAGTTATGCTCAAGACCCCATGGTGTCCGGTTTGCGCCACAATGAGCAAACTATATGGGGATAGGGTAGAGGCCATAGATATCGTGGAACAACCAGAATGGCTAGA